GTATAAAATAAAAAAGGTTTTTATTTTATTTTACAAAACAAGATTTCTATTTTACTATTTTTATTGGTATTTGTTATTTTGACTATCTAAATAATTCCGATTTCAATGCCGGTCCATAAATTATATTCGCGAACTTCGGTTTGAATACGGGATATTTCATTATTGAATTCGTTATAATCGGATAAAATGTTCATGCGTTCGATATCATTATTAAATACAGGGGGTTTTGTTGATAACTCCTTGCATAAATCACGGATCACATCCACTGAATTGAAATTGGTATGTGGTGGTGTATTCAACCATTCTGGTTCCTCTTCCTCTTCCTCTTCCTCTTCCTCTTCCTCTTCCTCTTCCTCTTCCTCTTCCTCTTCCTCTTCCTCTTCCTCTTCCTCCTCCTCCTCTATTTTGGAAGTCTGTGGAAGTAATGTAAATCCGCGATCTGCGCGTTGTTTTACACTTAAATGGGGTTTCACTTCCCAGCGCACTGAAATATTATGGCCCTCATAGATGATATGAGTAGTGAAACCATTCTTAATGTTCTGGATAAACTGTTTTCCAGTGCTATAGCTATTTGGCTTCACTGTTATAAATGCATAATGATGATTTGCCGATTTTAATTTACCATCTTTTTGTAATTTTTTCTCGTGCATTTCAACAAAACTTACCTTACCAAGCCCTTGATTGGTAAATATGAAACGGATATCGCTTTCAGTCACACCCAATCTGATGAAAGGGATGAAAACGTTATATGTGTTACTTGATTGATTAGACATGTTATTAATTTGATGAATTAAGTTATAATTGAATGCATTCTAAAAAAGCCATTCAATTTTGTTTTGTTTTCATTTTTTACATCATTGGGTATTCAAAATGTCTAGTGGGATAAATTACCAAGGTTTAAAATATCTTGGACACTATGTACAATATCGAAAGTATAACAAACCACGAATATACTGCTTGTGATAAAAAGTCATATTGTGCATTATTTTGTTCAGATGAAATCACTTGTTTAAATACGTATCCAAATACTAACATGAATACTGCACCGAGTACTATATTAATGAATGGATTGCGTGTAAGTGAATCAATATTTCCCATTTGATGGCGTAATGCGATTCCTCCTGTTCCAGCTACACTTGATCCAATAGATGTCCATGGTTTTGCTGCGTATTTTAGACCTGCCTTCGTTTTTTTATATGTATCTGTGCTTCCAATATAGCTCGATGTATCTTTCAACTTACGTATAACAGCATTTTCACGGGGTACATCGCTACTCATGTATAATTAACAAATTTATTTACACTATAGTGATACTATAGTTCCAAGAAGTTTTCTTCTGATTTTATACACCAAAAACCATGCTTGGTTTCTCCCACCATCTCTTGAAAATAAGCACATCCAAAATTCTGTCTTTGTAAATCGTCGATTTCTCTGTCTTGTTGGTTTATTTGATCTGAATCTTGGACATCTTCTCTATTATTATCTCCTGTAACATCTTCATTCGTTACTTCTTTTTTATTGGGTTCATTTATATAAGAAACAATACTAGGTATCACTTTTCCTAAACTCATATTATCTGAATCTGATTCAGAGAGTTTGCGAATATTCGACATAAAATAAAGGGGATTTTCTAAAAACCCAACAAATCTGCGAATGCGCATAATGGATTCATTATGATAATCTAATGGAATCGCTGAAAAAATAAAGAAATTGCCTAAAACTGGATGATTTGACCGTTCATCAATAAGGGAGAAGTAAGGGGATGTCTCGCGATTGCGTTCATCATATTCACTATACATATTCTCATACTGTTCTCCACTATTACGACATAAGTACAAAATCGGTGGGGTGTCTAATATAGCACCGTGCTCATTCTTAACTTGCATCAACTCGGGTTTCTCATAAAACAAATTGATTGCTTCTTGGGCAATTTTATAACCAAATATCTGTTTCAAATTGACTATTTCATCCACGGTAGCCCAACTACGCCTTATATCATCTCTTGTGTTTATACTAAATTTAGACATATCAAATACCACATAAATAGTATTCTCTAAATGTTGGCTCTTGACGTAACCTTTAAAAATATTTTTCATATAATCCTCAGTAATTTCCGTATTTAGTTCAAACAATTCCAAGATATGTTTTGTACACTCGTTTTCAAAATACACGTGTTTTGAAGTTTTCCCATCTTCATCGTCTTCTGCTAGTTGGATATTTGTAGGACATCGAAACCCTATTTTTGGAAGTTCATATCCACCATTGTTATTTAATTGCATCATATATTGCAAAAAGGGTACATGTCCTGAAATATTCAGGTTATATCCACATAAATAAATAGTATAATGTTTGGTGATGTCTGTATCATTATCGCATACATCAAACAATAAATCCAATTCACCCTCATTTGTGTCCAAGAAATGATATGATTTTTCAGAATCATCTATTTCCGATAATTTTTCCTCTTCTATATCCAAATTAAATTCCGATACTTCAGATTCACTATCACTTTCCTCGTCCTTTTTAACAGTTTTAACCTCAATTTTTCTAGCATTATTCTGGAAATAATGGGTCGTAATCTTGGAAATTCTCTCTTGATTTTGGATAAATAAATCGGACATGACGGATGCCTATAAATAGAGATGAGTTTTTATATAACGTCATTTTTACATAACTATTACATTGAAATGATTTAAAGTAGTAATGATGTAATATACCATCTACTACCAGTCGATACTTCCTGTTATTCGTTTTTAACTTACGCATAAATGCTTGACGATCAATCAATTTCTTCCTACAATGAAGAGCCTACCATGTGGAATGGTGATGAATATAGTAATGCAGACGACACTACAATTTCAGAAAGTGTAAATAATCGTAAAAATGATGTGCGCACAATAGACAATGGATATTTCTGTATTAAACAAAAGGTGAATAATCGTCGCATTCGTATTGAAGGATATAGTTCGGCAATCACGCCAGGTGTTGCGATTCGAAATGCGGTCACGGGTATTTACGAAACGAATTTTATAAACAATACGAAACATGCTGTCGGTACAGTTGCCGAGGACTTGTATTTTAAAGTCACGATGGTCTTACATGGTAGAGAACCCAAAACCCTCTTTTACGATAATATTGATCAATACGAACGTCATTTTCGCACAGTCGTTGATAATGAAACTGCACGTAAATGGCATGAAAAGAATTTTGCAGCACGTCAAGTATATGAAAAACGACAACAAGCTTATATAGATTCATATTAGAGTCATTTTACATCTTTATTGATATTGGTTCTAGAATAGTCGAATACCAAAATATATATTTTCATATGTTCTTTTACATATGAAAATCAGGAAAAAATTGTAACATAATTACATAGATATTTATGGTACAGCATTGTGGTATTGCGGTATTTTACGGAAATATTTCGGGGACGGTACTGTTTTCAGAATTGTCCGATTCGAATCGTATAGTGATTGACGTCCATATTAAGGGATTGAAAAAGAACGCATTGCATGGATTTCATGTTCATGAATATGGTGATTTAAGTGATGGATGTAATAGTATGTGTGCTCATTTAAACCCATATGGTGAAATTCATGGAGGACCAGATATGAAACACCGTCATGTCGGCGATTTAGGAAATTTGAAAAGTGATGAGAATGGATGTGCAAAATATCGATTCTACGACAATATGATCAAATTGCGAGGTACAAAATCAAATATTATAGGTCGCGGTTTGATTATTCACGAAGACGAAGATGATTGTGGTTTAGGTAAGAATAAAGAAAGTAAAATAACCGGTAATGCTGGAAAACGAGCAGCATGTGCAGTAATTGGTATTAGATCGACCACAAAATAATTCTCACTGCAAAAAAACAGAACAATATATATAATGAGTGATACGAATACAAAAACCGGAAATAATTTTAATACAAATTCTTTGATGAATTATTTTAATAACAATTCACTTTCACATATTATGTATGATGGACCGAATGGTATTCCATATGCAGCGATTGGTATGGTCACTATAGCGGCGGGTGTATTTAGTTACGTTACGTATGCTGATTATACCCAAGAAGCAGAAGAAGAAGCTGCTCGAAGAGCAGAAGAAGATCAATCGGACAATATGTATTCTTCTATTTATGGAGGAGATGACCAAAATGCTACCGAACCAGAAGAGACTACACCAGAAGATCAAGAGGATACTGCACAAGAAGATCAAGAGGATACTGCACAAGAAGATCAAGAGGATACTGCACCAGAAGATCCAGAGGATACTGCACAAGAAGATCCAGAGGATACTGCACAAGAAGATCCAAATAGTAAAGAACAGGAGCCCCAATCAACCAAAGCAGAAGAACCTGGTGAAAAATTCAAATTGGGTGGGACGAAATTATTGAAAAAGCGTTCTTCGAATAAAAGAAAAACGAAAAATGATCAAAAACATAAAGCACATAATCCATCCAAAAAACGGAGATAAAATTGATTATCCAACACAATACATTTATTGATTATTATCTATCATAATCAATAATAATATGAATCGTTCAATCAAAATAACTCATAATTTAAGTGAGTTCATTAAAATATTGACTAGGTTTTGTTCAAAACATAAATATTCGACATTTTACATGTCGATCGGAAGCAAACAAAATGAAGAAAATACGTACTTCTCTTATCCAGATTGTATTCGAAATCAATATGTAAAATCAAATGCAGGTAATCAAATGTTTCCAGGTTATTTACGATCATTCTTCAAAGAAAAACGTGGATTGATCGTGGTGATTGATGGATTTAGTTGTTCAAAATCAAAAGCGATCAACACTCAATTATTAAATGATATATTACGATCATCTAATCGAAACATGGACATTATTATGATGAATTCACTCGTAAATGTATCGTCATTGCAAGAAATAATCCGAGCTACATTAACGTGTTTGGAAAATCAAAATATTAACCCGCTATCCTATCTATTCGCCAATTTTATTCGTTTTCGTAATTCACCCAACGAGACTGAATTTCATTTGGAAGAAAATATTCCAATTGCTATACAAAATGTACTCAATAATGAATACGAAGGCAAATATAAAGATTGCTTTTATCAATGGTATGGATACACATATTATCAATACAATTACATATATTGTTACAACACATACCATATACTTCGCATGATGCGTGCGACACAAATGTTGTGTTTATTAAAAGACAACATGAACACTTCTCAACTTTCACCTGATAATATCTATCACATGAACGTTGAAATGGATATTAGTTCGTGTCGAAATTCACAGCATATATGGCGTGATTGTTGTATTCATAGTAAAACGATATTGTAGTAGGGGTGGCACGACCCCATTCCCCTACAAAAGGAGGGATTTAAAGGGAACCCAGGTTCCCTTTATTTATTCGTCGAGTTCATCTAAACATCGTTCAAAGAAGGCATCTGTCTCCTTTTTATCAGCACCAACAGTCATATCGTCCGGTATATAATGTGTATTTCCTTGGTAATAACACAACATTGCAGGGATACTTTTTAACACGCGTTTGGTTTTTAAGAATCCATAAATTTCAAAATTATCATCAATATCGATTAATCCACACACTACCTTGTCTTTCGGCATCTTTGCGAACCATTGATTTACCAATGGTTCTATTATTTTGCATGGACCACACCATTCTGCGCCAAATTTCAAAATAATGATACCAGGGTTGTATTGCAGCAACTCAGAGAAGGCAGATTGTGTTTTGATATTTGTAATCAATGGTGGATGACTCATGATTATATAAAATATTCACAGCTTTTTATATTAAGTCGTTTATTTATTAAACATATTCTTAATGCATTTGAATAACCCATATACTTCAGGCATAACATCTTTCATTTGCATAAGGCGAATACTGCTATCTATAATATTAGACAAACAAGTAATTAGGTTATTAGTATCGCCATTTATACTAATCAACTCCTCTTTTATAGCAATATTAACCAAAAAATTTAAAACATCACCGCAATTTTTAGTTGTAACAGAAGATATTTTAAATTGGGATATACTATTATACATAGAAGTCAGTAACATCATGATTTGAGGGACATCATTCGCATCTATTTTATTGTCCCTAATAATATGTTTTAATGATTTTTCAACCTCATCCAAACATTCAGTATGCTCCATTAATTTTGCTAAAATAGATTGGACTTCGGGTGAAATGGTTTGTTGATATTTTTCATATTCATCACCCTGTATTAACACTAATCGAATTATTTTGGTTAATGTTATCGTATGATCAGGTAACGAATTATTTAAGAGTTCGATTGTTTCCATTGTATCTACCCTAGTGGTGGGTTCCTCCTTAGGCTCCTCCTTGGGTTCCTCCTTAGGCTCCTCCTTGGGCTCCTCCTTAGGCTCCTCCTTGGGTTCCTCCTTGGGTTCCTCCTTAGGCTCCTCCTTGGGTTCCTCCTTGGGTTCCTCCTTGGGTTCCTCCTTGGGTTCCTCCTTAGGTTCCTCCTTAGGTTCCTCCTTGGGTTCCTCCTTGGGTTCCTCCTTGGGTTCCTCCTTGGGTTCCTCCTTAGGTTCCTCCTTAGGTTCCTCCTTAGGTTCCTCCTTAGGTTCCTCCTTAGGTTCCTCCTTGGGTTCCTCCTTAGGTTCCTCCTTGGGTTCCTCATTGGGTTCCTCATTGGGTTCCTCCTGGGGTTCCTCCTTGGGTTCCTCCTTGGGTTCCTCCTTAGGTTCCTCCTTAGGTTCCTCCTGAACAACATGCTTAATTGGAGACGGAACATCCTGGTTTAACATGTTGTGAATCTCTTCATGTGCGGGTATTTCAATTGATAATTTCGTACTGTTATTAGTAGATGCTTCTTCGATTAACGGTTTGGACGTATTATTCGATATAGGATGTAAGAACTCTTCATGCTCACTCATTTATATCTTTGAATAATTAGTTAAATTGAAACAACTTTAAGTAGTTTCATATGCATAGG